CAGAATTAGCCATAGATGTTCTGTCATTTACAGTCTTACGACCAAAACGCATCATGTAATCTTCTTGCTTAGTCATGAGGTCACGGTAGTAATCGTTCTTCTTCTCAACGTTTTCTACGTACTGGTCTGCTGCCCCTGCTGCAAACGCCCCGAAATCAATGCTACTAAAAAGTCCCATACCCTTATGCCCCTCTGCTCATTAGTCCAGCACTAGGAGCTTCTGTAGTGACGGATGGTCCGTCAGCAGCTTCCATTGGTGCAGCCTCTTGTTCTACCATCTTATCCTCTAGCTCTTCTTCTGCTGGGCTACCAATAGCAGCCATAGTTTGAGAGAGCTGTTCTTTGCCTTTAGTAGCTTTGTCTGCTAACTTGGAAGCAAGTAAGTCCTTAAGTCTTTCTTCTCTTTCCATCTCCCCGTCAGGATCATCTTGTGGCATGTACTCTTCGTACTCTATACCTGATGAGTCAGCCAATACTTTAAACTGTTTGTGGATTACAGGAGCAATAAGTAAACTTACGTCTACACTATGTATGCCGTTACCTTGAGCAATTGTCATGGCAGTGCTAGTTAAGGTAGAGATAGGCACACCTAATTGCATCAAGTACAGTGCACTATCTAAGAACTTCTCATCAGCAAACTTATCTAAGTGCATCTTAATGGCTACGTTAGGGTCTGCTGTTTCGGGTGGCCTCTCCCAAGGAAAGCCACTAGGTTCATCAGTTAGAGATTGTCCGGGGATAGGCCCGTTAAGTGCTTTACTCATTTCTTATCCTTAGAAAAATAGTAGTCATCTATAGATTGACCTGTAATATCGCCGTTATTGCTAGGACGCCAACCGGGATTTTGATCCCATTCTTTGCTGTTCTTCTTGTATATGACAGTGCTTAAAGGAGAGTTCCTGTATCCGGGTGCAGCCTGTAGTACGCCCAAGGATTGAGTTCCATCATAGCCCCACCTATCAAGATACGTAGAGTACAGGTCCATCTGTTGCCCTGCATCCATGCCACGTATCTTACTTAGTGTAAGGTCTTGTGGTACTTTCTTTAGTTCTTTTAAGTCTTTCAAAGCTGTAGGTGTTATCTGCCAGAGGGACACAGCACCTGAATCTTTATTACGTGCAGAAGTATTACCTGCTGACTCACCTGCAATAATATTCTTAAACGCTTGCTCTGGTAGTTTAGGGTGCTCTTTCTTTAAGCGACTCATGCCATCCATAAACGTTCTGTCTTTTTCAAGGTCTTCCATAGTAGGTGTTGAGTACTGCTTCATTCGTGCACGTTCTTGCATACGTAAAGCATTCTCATCACTAACAGCACTACTGGACTCTGGATCACCTTCTGTAAAGAAACCTCCATCTTTAGAAGAATCAGGTACACCCTTGGCTTTCTTCTCTTCTTCGTAACCAAAGGAAATGTCAAGCCACCCCTGTACGTCCTCGTATGCGCTCTTGATCCCAGCTACAGCTTCAGATACCTGCCCAGATATTTCAGAAGCCAGCCCTGCACCTTTTGCTACTGGCTTACCTACAAGGCTCTTAGATTCTTCCTGAATATTCTCACTTGCATCAGAGCCTTCCCTGCCTACGTCTGTCTTAGTTATACCTGACTGCTGTTGTTTCTCTATAGCATCTAACATATCTTTATAGTTTGACATCAAATTTTCCTTATCCAAACATTGCCATTATGGCCCTGCCAAATGACGCATTCTTGGAAGCCTTTGCTTGAGCTGCAGCCGCTTTGGCCTCAGCGTCTGCGCCTAATTGTGCCACAAGAATATTGTTAAGTCTATCTTGGTGGCTTTCTGAAGACTTCCAAGCAAAAGACATTAAGTCCCTCTCACGTTGCCAGATTTGATCTAAGGTACTAGCTGTAAATGCATTAGCTGTTTTGGCGTCCTGCATGTTAGCGTCATTCTGTGCAGCCATGTTAGCAGTAGATAACTTCTGACGCCACTGAGTATTAGCTTGTGCAACAAGTAAACTATTACCAGCATTAAATTGATCACGTGCATTAATCTGCTCTGTGTTAAACTGCTTAATGGCATTGGTTTCACTTACATTAAACTGTGCCATAGCATTAGTTTGTGTAGTATTGAACTGATTAACTTGAGTCTTCATAGTTGCCATAAATTGATTTGTCTGGTTCTTACTAGAGGCATTAAATTGTTTAGATGCATTCTCTGCAGCGGTATCACTTAAGATAGCATCTTGTATTGCCTTGGCTTTGAATATCTCTGTCTGCTGATCATTGTTTAAGTTAGCTAAGTCCATAGACAAGAAGTTCTTAGCGTTCTCAACTTGTGCTTGCTGTTCGTTACTCAGGTTAGCCAAGTCCATAGTAGCCATAGCTGCAGCATCAGCCATAACCTTAGCGTTCTTAGCACTCATATTAGCTATGTTTGTAGTGGAAGCAATACGAGCGTTCTCTAATGCAATCTGCTGATCAGCAGTAAAGTTCATGTTAGCTATGTCACTAATCTTAGCAGCGGTAGTTACACGGGCTTGGAAGTCCTGATCAAAGTCCATCTTAAGGAAACTTGCACGTTGCTCTGCTGCAAACAATGCAGTCTGCTGACGATTGCTTAAGTTCTGTGCTTCAAACTTAGCAAACGTAGAAGCATCCTGTGATGCAATAGGCAAGGCCGACTCCATAGCAGCCTGTACAATGGCCTGTCCTGCCATAGAAGATGCACCTATTCCACGTGCAATCATGGCAGAGTTAGCGGCTCTCATAGCCCCTGCAGCCCAAGCAGGGGTAGCACCACCGTCAAAGTCTGTCATAAGCTCAGAGAGTTGGCCTTTAACTGTAGCTTTCTTACTAGGGTCAGCAGTAGCTGCCTGAATGTCAGTAGCCTCTTTGACTGCAGCCATGTCAACTGAGGAGCCTTCAATGGCTTCGCCCGGCTCAAGTACACGTGCAGGAGGAGGTACAACTTTAGTAGGATCAACCTGTGTTAGACCCTCTGTGCCTAGTCCTGATATCTTTGTAGGATCACCTTCAGCAGCGTCAACCTCAGTTGACACATCCCCTTTTGCTGCTGTGACAGTACTTAAAGCCTTGTCTACATCTTCTTTAGAAGTGGATGCCAACACAGATGCAGGTGTTAGAGTAGTAGGAGGGGCGGCTGTAGCTGTTGTACCTGCTGTAGAAGCCGTAGTAGTAGCTGCTGCCCCTGCATCACCTGTACCTGCTCCTATAATTTGATTGGTAGTTTCAGTTATCTTATCTACTGCTGTATTAGTAGCTAAACTAGCAGGGTCTTTCAAAGCCTTAGCTGTTAAGTCCCGCTGAGAGGAAGCCATCTCTGCACCCTGTGCGGAGCTTACAGCAATCATCTCAGTCTTTAGTTTTTCAATAGCCTCTTGCTTTGCCTTGACTTTTTCAGCAATCTTAGGATTTTCTTGATCCTGTGCTTGAAGCTGTGAAAGCTCAAGGGTAGCTTGGTTTACTTTTTCTTGTAGCTTCTGACGTGATGCAGTTAAATCTGATGAGGTTGTTCTAGCGTACTCAGTTGCTGCCTTATCTGCTGCATCAGCGTCAGCTATTTGTTTTCTTTCTTCAAGAACTTTAGCTTCTGCGTCTTCTCTTTCCTTTACAGTACTAAATCTTTTATTTTTTAATTCTGGAAAAGTAGAGACGAGGCTAGGTGTAGGTGCAACAGGTACAGGCAGAGGTACAACAGGTGCAGGACCACCACCACCACCACCAAAGACAGCACTATCTAAGAAACGAACACTAGGCATAAATGGATTATACAACATATTTAAAACTCTCTCTTATGTTCTTTAGTAGGGTTTGAAAACCTACGCCATCTTGCAATAGGTGCTTTACCGTACACTTCTAAGTGTTCTTTTTTAAGTGATGAAATCATTTGTCTTGCTTTTCCTGTAATAGATATAAAGTCTAAACCCCAAAGCTGTTTATCTTCTATGTCTGTATCTTCGTAGTCTTCTTGTACGGGATTATACTCGTACTTCAATAGTCTTTGTGCCTTATCTTCTGTTAACCAACACCAAGTTATAAGTCCTACAGGTGCACCCTCTTGATTATAAAATATTCTAACACGGTTGTTTTTAATTGGCAATACTAAATATGTATTTATGTCTGCTAAAGTATACCTTTTATGTGCTTCACTGTTTATAAATAAAGATAAGCCATCTGCTATTGCTGTATTGTAATCTAGTATCATTCAAATCCGTCTTTTAATCCATCAAGTATATCTTGAACACTTACTCTTTTCTTAGCATTAGGTGTATACCTGCACATATACGTCTTAGGGCATTCACTAAACTTAAACATAGGGTAATGATATCCTATTGTACCATTAGGCCCACGGTAAATGCAAACCATTTCTCCCTGTATCTTAACTCTTTTTGCTAGGTGACACTGTACAAACTCAGGGTGACTTAACAACCCTGCTAACACAAGGGGTAACACAACAAGATTAATCATTATTAACTAACTCCTAGGATAATCAGGTATATACCTCCACCTAAAGTCCCAGAGATTAGGAGTGACAGTGTAGCTATAGCCATGTTATTTTGTATTTGTCGTTTAGCTTCCATAGCTTTATACACTGTCTCTTCACGTTCTTTACGTATCTGTCTACGCATTCCTAGCATTTCATCATATGTACCTAGACCAAACCTGTAGTCTAACATAAACTTTATTTCTTTTTCTTTCTCAAGCAGTGTCTTCTTACGAACAACAATGTCCATTGCTTCTTGTTCAATGTTGTCACTGCCGTGGGTCTGCTTGTCTAACCATGTAGGTTTCTTACGTTGGGACTCAGCCCTAGTAA